CGACAGGTAGGCGTACCCGATAGGCGTGGAGGCGGCCAGGCCGATACTGGCCCCGAGGGTGGGTTGGACGCCGCCCAACCAGGTGACGGTCGGGAAGTTCAGGTCGCCGGACACGATGTAGCCACCGCCACGGCCCTTCACGATGAAGAGCTCACTGGCCGAGATGGAGCCCCACGCCCCTGCCCCCACCGGCCACTCCTGCACGAACACCACGTCCTGAGCCAGGGAGTCGCCGGCACCGTTGCCCGGGACCGTGTTCGGGGGGTCGGTGTAGAACCACTGGTCGTAGGGCCCACCGAGGCTGGCCGTCGAGACCGTCCAGGGATAGGAGTTTCCCTGGAGCAGGATGATGCGGTTCTGGTGGCAGAGCAGCACGAAGCCAGGGCCTGCCGGAAGATCGGCCGAGTAATCCTTGGGGGTGGCCGTGCCGCCGGGGTTGGTCGGGTCGGGGTAGATCCCGAGGTAGGTGGGGGACCCGGCGTTGTCGACGAACTGGGTCGTCATGGCCACGACGGCGGTCCCGGTGGCCGCCCCGGTGGGGTCGGAGGCGTTCACCATCGTCATCCCGGCCGTGAAAGGAGCGACCACCCCGAGGAAGTTGGAAGTGCTCGTCGGGCCCTTGGAGACGAGGACCCGGTTCCAGGCCCCCGCCGTCTGGGTGGCGCAGATGGCCTGGAGGCGGTTGTTGGAGCCGTTGATCGAGTCGATGCAGTAGAGCAACTCGTCGCCCTGGCCCGACGCTGTGCCGATAGGGCCGTAGACCAGGACCCCGGTGATGTAGTTGTTGAAGCCGTCCTGGAAGGCGGCCGACGGCCCGGTGACCGTCCCCACCGGCCCCGGCATGGGCGCCAGGCCCCCGTTGGCCAGCGCTATGCAGCCATAGGTGCCGTCAGGCTGGGCAGCGGCCGGTTGGCTGCCGGCGCCGGCCAGGAAGGGGACGGGGGCGGCGTTGTCAGAGGAGCCGTAGGAGAAGCGGGCCTGGGAGATGATGCCGGGGCGGAAGTCGGTCCACCTCTCCCACTTCATGGGCGGCTCGCGGGCGTCAGGCATGACCTAGCGCCTGTGAGCGGTTCAGTCTTCGATGCCCTGTTGGGCCTGAAGGATCCTGTCGATGCGGGCCTCGAGCTCGGAGATCCGGCGCTCCTTGTCGGTGTTCTCGGCCTGGAGCTCGTCCAGGGCCCGGCTCACGTCGGAGGTGACTGAATTCGCCTTGGTGGAGACGAGGGGGAAGGCCATCATCTCGGGGTCGTAGGCGGGGAACTGGATGGGGTAGCCCTCCAGGGTGGTGATCTGGCACTTGGGGGCGAGGGAGGTGAGACCCTTGATGTTCTCGCCCTTCCTCGGCCCCTCGGCGATGGTGAAGTCCTTGAGGGTCTCCATCTGCACGCCGTACAGGGCGAAGAGGCGCTTCAGTTCGGTGTAGCGCTCCAGCACGATCCCTCGGCCGCCCTGGCCGTCGTCGAAGCGGATCTGCTCGCCGTCCACCGCCCGTGGGTCCCCCAGCTTGTTCACCACGGCCTGGAAGATGACGGCCTTGGCCTCGCCCGGGGCGAGGATCCAGCGCTTCTTGGCCCAGCCGAACTCGATGGGCATGGAGTCGATGTTCGTCACCCACAGGAAATCGTCGTCCATCAGGAACGGCTTGTCCTTGCGGACGCTAGTGGTGACGTGGCGGTCCTCGGGCTGGGCGTCACCCGGCCTGGGCATCCTCGTCACGTCGACCATCGGGTGCGGCGGAGGGGCGAACTGCGGTCCGGGGAGAGGGCCTGCCTTGGGGGAGAAATCCTTGGAGGGCATGGGCAACCTTACGTCAGGTAGAAGTAGGGGACGTCGGCACTCGCCGTGATGGCCCCGGCCACGGCCGGGATGGCCGTCGGTGTGGTTAGGCTGCCCGTCGAGGCGCCGGAGTTGATGGGTACCACCGTGTTGGCCGCCACGACGGCGGCCGAGGCGGTGAAGGTGGGTGCGTTCCCCGTGGCGATCATCAGGCCGATGTAGTAGCGCCCCGTGTAGTAGGTGGTGAACGAGGTGGCTGCCGCCGCTGACCCCGACGCCGGGGCGCCCGGGTTGTTGTTGATGTTGGCCACCGGGTAGGTGGCCACCACCGACGCCGTGATGGCGGTCGAGGTGGCGTCGGCCGAGATGGCAAGCAGGTTGCGGGCGTTGTCGTAGAGGGCCATCCACTGGTGTGTCGGCCCGGCGTCACCGGTGGTCCCCGCCAGGAAGTTGAAGTTGGAGATCTTGGTGTTGATGGGGACATGCGTCTGAACCAGTTGCAGCACCCCCGTTCCAGGGAAGGCCATGGCGGCAACCGTCAGCTCCTGGCGCAGAGCGGTAGCCGACAACGTTCCAGTCGGTGCGGTGATCCCGGCATATCCCGCACCGGCCGCCCTGAACTGGAACAGGGCCTGATCGAGTTGGGCGATGATCGTCCCCATCTCGCTGATGTCGATGGAGCCCAGCCCACCGAGGCCGGTGGTCGCCGTGGACCCGCCGCCCGTGTAGCCCAAGTCCATGATGAGGTTGCGCCAAAGCTCGCCCTCGGTGACTCCGGTGGGGTTGTTCCCCTGCGTCGGGCCCGGCATTACGGCATGTTGATGTGGGCCCAGCACAGAAGCGGGCCGGCCGAGATCGTGACCGCCTGGAGGGCCACGCCGATGGTGGTTCCGTAGGTGCGGGTGGCGCCGCCCGAGTCCGACGCCTGTCCGGTGTGACCGGAGGTCGTCGAGCAGATGAGCGTGTGGCCGACCGTGGTGGTGTTGTCCACCAGCACCTGCATGATGCCCCGCTTGCCCACCTGGCAGATCTGCGACGCCTGGGTGGACGACACCGACGTGTTCGCCGGGTTGGTGGCGTTCTGCGGCGTGGCCGGCCCGCTGGTGCCGAATCCGAGCGCCACCCCGGCCAGGTAGGTGGTCGAGGTCGTGGACGACAGGTCCACGTACTGCACGGTCCAGTTGTACGGGAACGTCGGGTTGCCCGAGCCGCCCGAGTCACCACCGGGGTTGGCCGTGGTCGGGCCCAGCGGTGGGTACGAACCGACACCGGCGGGTGTGCCGGTGAGGCCGTACATCATCAGGGCCCCGGGCACGAGGGCTCCCGCCCCGGCCGCCGCCGGGAAGGTCAGAGCGGCTACCGAAGCGGGGTTCAGGGCGATGGGCTCCCACAACGCCTGCCAATACGGCTGTTCGTTGTTCTGAGCGAGGACGTTGTATGCAGCTCCGATAGGCACGATGACTCCTTACGCCGCCAGGACGGTGAACTTGCCGTTGGTCTGCGGGTTCGTGTTGACCAGGGCCCCGGCGAAGTAGATGAGGGACACGATGACGAACTGGTTCGTCGGCTGCTGGAAGTCCCCGACCTCGAAGTCGCCGTTCTGGTTGACGACGAGCTCGAAGTAGTTCTCGTTCAGGAAGAACAGCAGGCCTTCGGTCCCGGTGGGGTTGATGTGCTCGTCCACCAGGAAGGGCTGGTTGCGGTACCAGCCACCGGAGAAGCCTCCGTTGGCGAAGGTCTGGTCGACCACCGACGTCGGCTGCGTGTATTGCACCTGCGCCTGGAGGAGGTTCTCGTACCGGGTCAGGTTGGCCCGGGTGCCGACGGTGAGCGTCGGAGCCCTGGCCCCCTTGGACGACAGGTCCCAGAGGCTGTTCATGGCGTTCATGCCCAGCGTCGTGGTGGCGGCGTCCACATTGGCCTTCAGGAACGGGTACGACGACCGAGACAGCCCGGCGTAGGTGGACTGGCCACCGTGGCTGCCGTCGTCCACGATGTCGAACATGCCGTCGAGGGCCTTGTAGTTCGACCCGTCGGACCAGATGCCGTAGGCGATCTTGTCCTGCATGTCCATCTTGGCCAACTCGCACTGCTCCACGACGTAGTTGGCCACGGCGTACTCGGAGTCGGCCCGGATGAGCGAGCGCTGATCCAGGGTGACGTTGGAGTAGTACTCCTTCCAGTCCCAGGCTCCCGAGATCTCGTTGTCGGAGGGCTCGACGTTCAGCACCTCGGGACCGTAGAAGGCCCCGCCGGTCGACCAGCCCTGGTAGATGAAGCGGCTCTCGATGTGGAGCCCGCCCCGTCGCACCACCCGGTTCTGGCGGAACAGCCGGTAGGTGAAGGGGGAACCGAGATAGAAGACGTCGGTCGCCTCCTCGCGGATCACCCGTCGAGAGATCGACGTGATTGTGTCTACTCCTGTGGGTGTGACCATGGTCTCCTACTCACTTGTAGCCGCTGTTGCGAAGATCGGCTGCCAGTTGATCTACCAGTAGCCCCCGGGACTCAGGGGTGAAACGACCGTCTCCTCGGGTCTCCAGCGGCGCCCGGGCGGGCGGGGGCCCGGCCACGGGAACTGCTCCGGTAGAGAGGGCGTGCAGGACACGCTTGTTCTCCTGGTTCTGGGGAGGGGGTCCGGTCACTGGTGGAGTAGGAGCGGGCTGATATGCCCGAGATGAGTTCTTCCACAGGGTGTATTCGAGGGCCTCTTCGTAGCCCGCCACCGGGTCCACGCCCGGTCGGCGGACGAAGGCGTCGGCGAAGCCCGCCTGGCTGGCGTAGCCCGCCATGGTAGTGAGGTCGTCGTCGCCGAGGTCGGGGTGCCGGGTGCGGAAGTTGGCCACGGCCTGGCCGGCGGCGGTCTGGAGACGGGTCTGCTCGGCCGTCTGCTGCTGCGTCTCCCGCTGGGTGCGCTCCTGCTCGTCCATCCGGCGCAGGATCTCCTGGTTCTGCTGCCACAGCTGCGCTTCCATCGACTCGGGGTCGACGTGCTCGGGGATCTTCGGCTCGGGCCTCGGGGGCTCAGGCTTGCGCAGCGCCTCGTACACCCGGTCGACCGCCCCCGGCGTGGTCGACATGATCTGGTCGAGGGCGAGAAGGCTGGCCCGGCGCTCGGGCGGGAGGTTCAGGAGGGGGTCAGAGGGCGGGGCGAACTGCGGAGGCTCGACAACCGGGGCGGAGACGGGCTCATCCCCGGCGTCGAGGTCTCCGTCGCCCGCTTCCCCTGACGGGACGGGGTCGGCCGTGGGAGGAAGGAGGTCTCCCTCGGCCGCAGGCGGGTTGCCGCCGAGGGCGTACTGCCGGGCTGGACTCCCGGTGGCTGCCTCGTCGGCCTCGCGCAAGAAGTCATCGAGATTGAAGTCGGGGTTGTCCGCCTCGGGGGGCAGGAACATGGAGCGGATCGAGGGCATTACGACGCCTGGTCAGCCATCGAGGAGCGCATGTCCTCGGCCGACATGCCGGTCGAGGTGGGCCCACCGCCCATTCCCGCTGAAGGTCCCGAAGGTTGCCCGCCCATCAATTGGCGAAGGTTAGTACCTCCACCCTGCATGGCGGGGGGTTGGCCGCCGGGGGCCTGCTGGGGCTGGGCCGGGGGCTTGCCCTGGCCGCTGGCCGTGGCCTTGGCTCCGAGGGTGGCCTTCTGGAGGTTCATCAGCATCTCGTGGATGTCGGGGCGCATGGCCTCGGGGGTCAGCATGGCAGCCGTGACGGCCATGGCCACGTTGTCGAGGGCCTCGTTGATGTTCGACGGGCCCTGCTGCTTGGTCGACCCCGCCATGGATCAGGCGCCGGCGCCCAGGTTCGAATTGTCCTTCACCGGACCGATGTTGCCCGTGGCTCCAGGATCTTGTCCGTACGCATCATTCTCAGTTTGCCCTTGGCGCATGATGTTCGCCTTGCCCCTCGGGTGCGCTCCGTAGTTGGGGCGGACCTGATTCTGATCGGCCATGGTGACCTCCTCGGTCGTCTGGCGGGGATCGTAGCGCGAAGAAGGGGCCCAACGGAGGAGCCCCTTCTTCTGGTGGTTCGGATGGTGGAGGCGGGTTACCGCCCGTGACGCCCCTTCCGCCCCTTGTGGCGTCCCTTACGGGCGCGACCGGCTTCGATCTTGTCCACGGCAATCACCTCCGTCCTGACCTAGATGAACTGCGACTCTTGCGGCGACTCTTGCGCTTGCCCTGTCGGCTGGCCGACTCACGCTTGCCGGTGACCGACGACTTGCCGTGCGCCCAGGCGTGAGCGATGTTGGGGTGTTCGGCCCACAGGAAACGCCGCTGCTTCTCACTCTTGAACGGCATTTCGCAGGCGGGCCGCCTCTTCGGCCACGATACGTTCCCGCTCGTCGGGGTCGAACCCGTTGGTGTGGATGCGCAGGTGCCCGTCGGGGCGGACCTCATCACGGGGACCGACGGTCGACTTGTGCAGTTCCGAGGACTCCTCCACTCGGCGGCGGAAGTCTCCGAGAGGCAGGTTGGGGCGCTCAGGCATCGTCGTCCTCGGGCATGATCATGTCCCCGCACACGCCCACCCCGACGTCCTCGTTCGGGCCCATGGTGAACTCCGAGGGCTCCCGGTAGGCGGCCCGCCCCTTGCGTCCCTCCACGGCGGTGACGCTCCACGCCTGCGGGAGAATGTGGCCGACGTTCTCGGTGGACATCTCCGGGCTCATGTTGGAGCGATGCGTCCGTGCTTCTCTCATGCCGAAACGCTACCTCACTGCGGGCGGGGTTGGTCGGAATGAGGCCGAGGGCTGCGGTTGTCCTTCTTGGCGGCACCTGCCTGGGCGGCGGCCGCCGCCATCTCGAGCTGCTTCTGCTCCTGTTGCTGCTGGCGCTCCATGATCGTCTGGGCGTGGGAGACCTGGCAGGCCTGGAGCACGTACAGGTTGTCGACCACCCCGAGCTGCTTGAGCTTGAAGGCCTCGGACACCCGGGCGGCCCGGGACGTGGGCTTGGCCGATCCCGAGTTCACGGTGAGGACGAAGCGCATGGGGACGGGCCGATATTTCTTCGTCTCGGTGTCCAGGGTGGGGACCATGAAATGCTGGCCGGCCAGGCGCACGGAGGTGTTCTCGCCTTCCTGGCCCACGATGGCCACGAACCGGGGGGTGTCGTAGTAGAGGATGATGAGGTTGGCGACGAGCTCCCCCGCCTTCCTCAGCGTCTCTTCCAGGTTACGGAGCGCCGAGCGGATACGGATGAACCCGGCCTCCTGGGTGGCCTGCACCTGCTTGTCGGTGGCCCGGCCCGACTGCATCTCGCCCTTCTGGGAGCCCGAGAGCCCGGCGATGCGCTCCATCTCGTCCCGCAGGAACATGATCGTCTCCATGGCCGCCTGCGGGATCTGCGGGGGCTGCATCCACCGGGGGTCCTGGGACCCACCGCCCGGTGACGGGTTCACGTCGAAGATCCGGCCCGGGCCGATGACGACCGACGAGCGGTCGGCCCCCGAGCCCTTGGTGGTGGACAGCATCGGGTTGCCGGTGTAGACGATGTTGTTCACCGTCATGGCCAGGATGGTGTTCAGGTTCTGCTGGCAGGGCGCCAGGTCACGGACTATCGGGTCCCCCCAGAACTCGCCCGTCTCGACGTCGACGTATCGGACGTAAGGATGGCGATCAGTTCCAAACAGGTTCTCAGCGATCTCGTCCAGTAGGACTCGCCCGCCAGAGTGAACGACCACCCGCCATTGATCCACGACGGCTGTGTGGTACTCGCCGGGACCGTCGACTTCCTCCGCATAGTTCTCCTTGATCCAGCACTCATACACGCTCACCCCTTCCCGGCTCACGTAGCCCCGGTGTTGCCTGGCCCCGCCCTGTGCTCCCCATGTCGTCGGCGGGACGGTGGGCCCGGACCCGACCGGGTCGAGGCGACCCACGCCGGTCTGCTTCTGGCGACCCGTGAACTGCGACGGGGGGATGTGGTCGGCCGACTGGTCACCGGATCGGACGGCGTCGGCGATGAGGGCCCGGGAGAGTTGCGGGTAGCGCCTCTCCATATCGGCCGCCGTCATGGTGTGTACCTCGATGATCCAGTTGGCGTCCTCCATGTCGGTGGCGAAGGGGTCGACGTAGAGGCACCAGGGGCTCACCCGCTTGAGCGCCACGTTCCCGAGGCCGCCGGCGAGGCCGGCGTCCCAAACCACCTTCAGGAATCCGGGGCCGAACATGGCCGAGTCCCACAGCATCTGCACGATCTCGGAGTACCACCCATCGGTGCGCAGGATGCTGTTCATCACCGACTGGAGTTGCTCGCCCAGGATGTCGTAGAGGATCGACTGCATGGAGAACGGGTCGCTGGCGGGGGTGACCGTGAACTGGATCTCCTGGTCGGTCATCCACCCGACCCGGGAGTCGATGGTGGGGAACACCTCGTTGGCCCGGGTGCCCGGAGCGGAGGGAACGTTCGGAGCAGAGCGGTTCTTCGTGATTTTGTAATTTCTAGTCCACTCAGTTCTCATGGCCCCCTTGGTATCTTTGGAGATCGAATACATCTGTGTGAGGCGGTCAATAAGCGCCGATTCGCTAACAGCAGGTGGGGTCTCTACTTGAATGTAAGTCAACAGCCCTGTCGCTTTCGATCGGCGTAAGCACGCTTGTGCCCTCGCTGGCAAATACGACACATTCGCCCGGTCGCCTTCGACCAGTACGTATTTTCCTCGTCGTAAGGATGCCCGGCCGGGCACTCAGTCTTCTCGGCTTCGTGAGCACCAGCCCGGCCTCGACGGGTGTTGACCAGATTCGTTGCCGGTTCTAGGTGGGCTGGATTGACGCAGAGTCGATGAGGGCAAGTCCGCCCACCCCGACAGGCCTGATCTCGGTTATGGCACTGATGATCAAGCTGCATCCCCTTGGGCACTGGTCGGACAAGAGTTTCGTAAACGACAGTGTGCGCCAGCCATCTTCGGCCTTCATAGCGCAACTGCCCATATCCCTGGGCGGTCGGCGGTCGCTTCCACATCCAACAGCCACCCGGCTGGACGTCTACGTTGCTCATCACTTCTCGGAAGGTCTTCATGCCATCGCCTGGTCATGGTTGGCCCGCTTGGTGGCCTCCAGGTCGGCCTCACGGGCGTCGGACCCCCAGCCGTGCAACTCGCCCAGCGCCTCCCCGTCACGGGAATCGCAGGTGGCCAGAACGCAGTCCATCCCGAGCTTCTTCGACTCCCGCTCCTGGGCCTCGGCCAGAGCCGACTTGAACTGGCCCTCGTTCTCGACGTAGCGACCGACCACCGGATCCCAACGGGCATAGCTCTTGAGCGAGGCCTTGTCCACCCGGATCGACCAGTTACGCTTGGCCGTCTGGCCACACCGGCACTGGACGGTGTCCTGGGCAACGTCCTCGACCTCGACCTCCCCACATCTCGGGCAGCGGTAGCTGAACTTCATAGCTTCCGAGCATACGGGCAGTGTCGGCACTCGACGTAGACCGCCCCCGGGATGATGGTCGTGTAGAGGGTAAATCGGCAGACCGGGCAGTGGGGACTGATGAGTTCCGTCTGCCGCTCAATAGACTTCGTCGACACCGACCATCGCCTCCGATCCCCACAGGGCATCGTTGGTGGAGCGGTTCACCCCGGGGATCTCGACAGGCTCACCGATGCCGGGGACGATCACCTTCTCCCCCGGTCCACGATACGGCCCCGGTGCGGCCAGGGCGCCCCAGGGCATGGTGCCCGCCTCGGTTTGGACGGTCACGATGCCGATGCCGAGCGACATCACGGTGTCGTCGTGGCCCGAGCGCCGGGCGGGGCCGAAGGTGCCGTCGTCCTTGATCACCCACCGGGTCATCTCGTAGAAGGTGGCCCGGTGGTGAATGAGCACCCCCCGGCGCTTCACGCAGCCCTGCATGGTCCCGACGAGGTAGTTCTTCGACTTGAAGGTGGTGTTCCAGCAGTAGCTCTGGGTGAGCTTCTTCGGGCGGTCGGGCCGGCGGTCCATCCAGATGTGCGGGTAGTCCTTGTCCCGCCACACCTCCAGCACCCGCTGGCCCCCACCCTCCACCTCGGTGTTCAGGATGGCCTCGGGTCCGTAGAACATGGCCAGGGCCCAGGCGATCTCCCCGATGGTCTCGGGGTCGGCGTGACCGTGCCAGACGGCCACCTGCTCCATCGAGGCCCGGTCCATCACCTGGATGCAGGCGGGGTCTCCCTCCAGGGTGTAGGTGGGGTCGACAGCCACCACGTAGCGGCGCCGCTTGCGCTGGTCGGGCTCCACGTACATCCAGGTGTGACCGTTCGGGTGGTCGAGCCACTGGAAACGGCCGTCGATGATCTGGAGCGACCCCTGTCGGCCGTCCATGGGCTCGTAACAGAGCTTCAACCGCTCCAGGTCGAAGACGTTCACGCCGGTGGAGAGGAAGGCGTCCTCGGGGTCCATCGGGTAGTTGGCCCGGTACTCGTTCATGTCGTTGTAGGTGGACATCTTGCGGCGGCGCCAGGCCAGTTTGGAGATGGTCAGGCCACCCTCGGGGTACTGGTTCTTCGGTCCACCCGGCCCGTACTCGTCCAGGAACTGCCGCTCCTCGTCGTCCAGGTCTTGGTAGCGCAGATGCGAGTCTCTGATCTGGTACTCGTCGTGCATCCACCACGGGAAGAACATGGGCGTGAAGGGGGAAGCCCCGGCCACGGCCTTCACCCACTCGTCGTGGAAGTACCCGCCCACGCCGTTGGCGGTGGACTCCAGCACGCAGATGGTCCCGTGGGTGTCGGGAATGGCCTCCATGAGGGACCCGACGATCTTGTCTTCCTCGGGCCAGAAGGCACACTCCGAACAGTGGGCGGCGCTCACGGTCTTGCCTCGTCCGGGGTCGGCCTTCTTGGCCGTGTCGGTGAAGATCCACGAACCGTTCTCCCACTCCATGTAGTTCTTGGAGTTGTAATTGGTGCCGTACAGCTCGGAGAAGTCGCTCATCTCCCAGTAGCGCTTGGTCATCCCCATCAGGTACTCGGAGTCGTCCTTCTCCTTCGACAGCACCACGGCACCGGCCCCGGGGTACAGGAACGACCACAGGAACAGCACGGCCTCGGTGATGGTCGAGCACCCGATCTGGCGGCCCTTCAACACGATGATGCGGATGGGAAGGCCGTTGTTGTATTGCCACTCAATCTCCCGCACGAACTCCCGCTGCGCCCAGGCGAAGGGGTCGTTGCGGTCGAGCTTGATCAGACGGTTCTCCTTCGTCTTGATCGTGAGCTGCTCGAGCAGAGGCCACAAACTGAGGTTAGGCATCGTGAGTTTCTGGGACGACCACGCTGGTATCGTGCGAGGTGCGCTGTTGCGAACAGTGCGAATCGGAAACGGGCACATATGGGAGCCCGCAGCGACCACAGACCATGCGTCCCCACTCGTCGCGGGCTCCCAGTCCGTTTGGGACGTGTTGGCAGGGGCTTCTCATGTCCCCACCTTCGACCTGTCTTCCCAGACGAACTCACCGTCAGCACCGACAGGGCGGTGCATCTTGCACTGGACACACCAGGTAGCCCCATAGAAGCTCGGGTCGCGGGCGTAGGTCTCCGCCAGGGCCTCGGCCATCCTCGTGGACACCCCACACACCGTGTGGACGTAGCTGCGCCTGACTGGCCGCACGAAGCCCCTACGACGCTCCTCGTCGGAGAGGACCAGGTAGACCTCGGCCATCTCGGTCGGTTCCTTGTCAACCCCGTGGGTTAGTCGTGGGTCGCTGCGGTCGCTGGTGGTGCTCATCCGAGATGCACGTTGTCGGGCAGGTTCAGCTCCGTCCGATAGAACTGCACCTCCCGCTCCATGCCATCAGCGATGGCCTCGGTGTACTCCTCCTCGGTGAAGACGCCCTTGTCGATGAGGAGACGAGCCAAAGCACCGTGGTCGCTCATGGCACTGTTGATGCCCACACGGAGGTGCTTGGGTGAGCACTCGCCCCGAGGCACATAACCCTCGTCCGGGTCGCCCACACCCTCTCGGGTCATCTTCAACTTCACACCACTCTGCATGGCGTGAGCCGCAGCCCTATACCGCTCGTTCGCACTATCCATCTGTGCTCCTTTCACGTTGCCCGTCCGTCCAGACCATCGGTACGACGGCTTGGTGGCGGTCCCCGGGCTCAGTAACAAGGTGCCGCCAGTACGGATAGCCCGCTGGGTTGGGCTCGTACACCAACGGTTCGCCGCAGACCTCACACCTTGTCTGGGTCATAAATCCACTCACTACTCCACCTCCTCAGTTTCACGGACCTCCACCAGAGCCGACGCCCAGGAGGTATTCGTGCCGACCTCGCCGGTACTTATCGCGCTGCATCAGCCCTCCTCTGCTCCGGTAGTTTCACTCATATCTCACTGGCCTCCCAGATTGACGTGGTGTCGGGTCCGGCGATTCGCCAGCACTGGCCACACCGTTTCCAACCCTCCGTATCGGGGGCCTCGACCTCTCCGATGAACCGGACGGGCCCCCGACCACAGAGCGCCATGTCGTCGCCGTTCTTCTGGATGTGGACCGTCTCGGGAGCGCCGACATCGGTCCGGTAAGCCTGGCCATAGCTCTCAAGAATCGGCATTGTCCGCTCCGGTAGTTTCACGCCCATCAGAACGCCCGCCACCGTCACTGAGACAACGACTCACAGGGACCCTGGCACACTCGACCTCGGTGTAACCCAGACAACAGCGACGTTCAGGTAGAGCCAGACGCCGTTTCTTCTTCCGACCCCATATCGCCTTGGGTGTCTGCTGAACGCCATTGACTTTGTCCAATCCTCGGTCATGGCGCTTCAACCGCGCCCGTAACCGTCTGGTTTTCAGTTGCTTTCCCTTATTCACCAGCGGGCACCGTGATACGCAAATCACCCTTATAGCCCGGAGCGATGGACAGGCTCACCGATTGGAACTCGTCTTGGCGAGCAGCAACGGCATCGACCTGAACCAGGGCCTGTTCCCAGGTGTCGGCCTCCTGAACTTCGCCTCCCTCGCCCGTAATGACATAGGGTTTATTCACCGTCATTCGCTCCCCGCTGCCCCGGTAGTTTCACGGTCGACTTCCTCGACTGTCCGGGCGATTTGCAGAGCGTGTGTCAGCACGAACGCTGTCTTGGTACGGTCAGCCATCATCTCTCCCGGTTCGGGCGGGTCACACGGCGGGGCATGGTAGGGACCTTTGCCACACTCGCCCCCTTCATGTCGAGTCATCACCATGACTATTCGCTCCCTTCTGCCTGTGGAGTTTCACGCCCGGCCATCGGGACGGAGTTGTCGACGTGCCACTGGACGTGGTCTTCGGCAAGTCGTTGCCCCTCGGCTCCGTCTTTGACTTCACTCCACCAGCCGCACGGACAGACAACGTGTCCATGGCCTCCGGTGAATGTCCCGAGGGGGCCGACAATCAACATGCCGCCATCGGCTGGGTGAATCGCCAACTTACAGGTCGGACAGACCGGTGGACTCTGCACCAAAACAGCGTTAGTCATCGTCGCCCCTTTCACGCCCGGCGACCTGGCGACGCAGCTTGGCCTTGTGCTGTTCCCCGGCGATGTGCCGAGTCAGCCAGTTGCACGCTTCGATATCGGAGAGAGCGTCAGGTGGCTCGGCACCACAGGCACACTTCACCACGGCGTAATGCAACACTTCCTCACAAACCGCCATCGTCTGCCTCCTCGGCTTCACGCCCGTCTCGGGACCTGCGGTGCCACACCGGGCGACATGGCACGGTCGTCCCAGGGAGTCCAACCGATGACGTACGCCCACTCCCGGGCCTCGTTCAGGCGCTCCCGCTCTCCACGAATACGGTGGACCCACTCGGCGACGTGGTAGGTGTCAGCCACCTTCGGCCTCGCCGGCCACCACCACGAACCTCGACCGCTCCTGCTCCGGTGTCCCGCTGGGCGCGCCACTCTTCATGGCCTCCAGCTCCTCGGTCAACCGCTCCCGGCCTTCCTTCACGGAGTCCGACACCCGCTTGGTACGGGCCCTGATCCTCCCCGACATCACCAGGTTCGTGTAGCGGGCCTTCTCGGTGGTGGTGCCCGTCTTCAGCACGTTTCTCACCACGTCGATGGCCTGCCACTCGATCTGCTCCAGGAAGTCCTCCATGTCGGCAGTGCCGTACTTCTCCACCCGCAACTTCTTGCGCTGCTTGTCGACCAGGTCTTCGTCCAACGAGAACACCCGGGCCACGATGCCGACGGGGACGCCCTCTTGCAGCAGAGCGTTCACGGTGTAGGTCAGATCCTTTTCAGTCCACATCTTCGTCCTCGATTATTGTGAGTTCCATCTTCATGGCCGACTCGGCGAACTTGCCCGCCGCTAGAGCATGGCTGGCTTCACTCGGCGGTACGTGGAACACGATGGCCACTCCTCCACGGGCCACGGTGGTGACCCGGGCCAGTTGCCCGGTGACCGTCACGTCTACTCCTCGGCGCTTGCGCCTTGCCACGGGCCGGGGTCGGAACCGCTCTGCTCCAGCAGATCCAGGTACTCCTGCTGTTTCTCCCTCAATCTTCCCTGTAAGACGGCGCGCTCCTTCAGCGAACGTTGCACTTCTGTCTCCTCCGCTTCCCGCCGGGTGACTGCCTCGAGCTCCGGCGACAGCGCCATCTGGTCGTACTCCTGCCAGGGATCGTCTGAGGTCTCCTGTATCGGAGAGGAACCGTTCTGCGAAGTCGGTGTCGAGATCTGCGGATAGACCAGCCCCAGCACCAGCCTCCTCGTCTCCTGTCTCTCCTCCCGCAGCATCTCCCTCATCATCGTCATCATCGACATCGGGTCGGGCGCCGGCGAGGTTTCCTGAGTCGTACTCGGAGGGGGGGAAGTATTCGTCGACGTAGGACTCAGTTGACGGGCGAACGCCAGGGCCGCCTCCGACAGGGCCTGAACCAGCACCTTCCAGGGTGTCGTCATCTCGACCCATTCACGTACCTCGCATAGCGGTAGTGGGCGGCCTGTCGGCTCATGCCCATGGCGTCGCCGATCTTCGTCCACTCGATGCCCTCGGAGCGGGCCTCCACAATGGCGTGGATCTTCAGCCGCTCGCCCTCGACGGTCATGTCGTTGCAGGAACGGATCTGCTCCAGCCAGTCGACAACGGTTTCGGCCATGCAAGGATCCTTGCACCTCTCGGCCCGCTAGTCAAGACCCCTTGACGAAGAACCCCCGGGGCTGGACCGGGGGTTCGATTCGCTCTTGGACCGGACGATCCTCGATCTATGGGTCCCGCCTCGTCACTCCGATGGGGACGGCGACATCGCCCAGGGCGAGCCCGATGGCCATGAGCATGAGACCGCAGTAGAGGTAGGTGCCGTCGAGCGCCGTGGTGAAGAACTCCAGGGCGAAGATGACGGCGGCGGCCAGAAGGCACAGCAGCCCGATTCTCATTCACCCACCTCCGATGGCTTCGGCCTTGGCGATCTGGGTCTCGGCCCAGTCGCACCAGGAGCGGATCCCGGCGATGGAGCGCTTGGTCTCCACCAGGAACGAGAGGGCGGCGGGGTGAAGCGGATAGCCCGCCAGGGTGGGCTGCCCGGCCGACACGGCGGCGTCGACCTCACGGCGGTCGTGGAAGCCGTCACGGGGGATGACGGCGGTGGCCACGGGTGGATCGGTGGCCCAACCGGCGGGCACGGACTCCACCGTCTGCTCGACGGCCACACCGCCGGCGGCGGTGGTGACGGGCTCGCCCATTACGCCTGCGGCGTGAAGACGACCGTGGCGGCGGACGAGGCCGAGGCGGTGGTGTTGACGACCAGCGGGCCGCCGAAGTCGGTGAGGGCCACGCCGTTCACGTTGGCCTGCATCTCGATGGTGGTGGAACCGTCCACATTCAGGCCGGTGACGGTGATGGTGGTCTGGTCGGCCGACAGCGCAGCGGCGCACACGGTCCCGTCGGCCACGGTGATGGTGGCGCCGGGGTCGAAGGAGTCGCCGGGGATGATGGTGCCGCTGGCGTCACCGACGGACACGCCGACGACAGAAGAGTCGGTCCCGGTGATGGAGATGGAGACCTCGGTGGGGGTGGGCGGGACGGTCATGGGTTCTCCTGTGCTGTCGAGAGGGGTGAAGACAATGGTAGCGGGACCCCGGAACAAACGGAGGATTAGGACGAGGATGTGGCGGATCTCCCGCAGCAGATGGTCGAGCTCGCTCAGGATGTCGCCCTTCAATTTCAGCCGCTCGCTGCGAAGCGTCTCCTCGGCCAGCCGCTCGATCGGGTGCTTGCGGGGGCTCACTTCTGGGCGCCGGTGGTGACCGACTTGGTGCCCGTCGTCCCGGTGGTGGTCGTGGTGGTACCGCCGAGCACGTTCCCGGCGATGACCCCCGAGCCCACCAGGATGGCCACCAGGATGGTCTGCACGTCGGTGCCGGGCAGGATGTTCTCGATGGCGAGCACGCTCACGGCGGCGATGGCGGCCAGAGCGATGGTCACATGGAGCACGACGGTCTGCCAGGTCATGGCCGGATCCTACGTCAGGTGAAACGGATGCCGACGGACACCGAACCCCCGGCGGTGATGGTGAAGGTGGCGGGCACGTTCGGGGTGATGGTGTCGAAACACCAGTAGGTGGGCGTGCGGGGGTTGATGTAGCCGAGGGACCCGAGCTGCAGGGTGACGGTGCCGCCCGAGGGGGGGATGACCCACACGCCGCCGGCGCCGGGGGGCACGGTGACGGTGTTCGACCCGCTCGAGAGTCCCACCACGGTGTCCCACTCGGTAGCGGTGAAGCTGAAGGTGAACGGCCCCAGCCGGTTCTGGCCCTGGTTCGGCAGCCCCGTCTGGAGCCCCTGCACCGTGAAGGTCCCGTTGGCCACGACGGAAGCCTAGACGTCGGAGCGACCCCCCGAAGGGGGTCTACTCCAAAGCCCGCACCCGTGACGGAGTGAAGACGGGCAATTCTGGTCTGCTACGACCGATTGCATCTTGACACGCCACCCCCGGTGGGTGCAAGGTTTCTTTCATGCTACGACCGAATCCGGTCCCGTGAGGACCCGCTGGTAGGCCCGAAGCACAGGCCGGAGGCGGCAGGACCCGGGCCGGGTCCGCAGTCCCCTTCGGTGCGGTGCCATCTCGAGACCCCCACTCCTCCAGCGGGCAACCTGGAGTAGACCGCCTAGCCCACCGGTACGTCCCCCGTCGCAGGGCAGCAGCCCTTGAGCGCTCGGGAGCGAACGTGCCGGGACGGGCTCCGGCGATAGACGCAAGGCGGAGCCATACCCTTGCGTTCACAAGCGGTGAAGATGCGGGCCAGAAAATGGTCGAGGATGATCGGGGAGAGCCAACTCACCGACCAGTGATGGTTCTCTCCCGATACGCAGGTAAAAATTCCTGAGGTCGGGTGTTGAAGCTTCAACAGCCTTATCCACAGGCCTGAGAGGGCCAAAAAGGCCCCCTGACCAGGGCTTATGGGGTGGCAACACCGGAACCCCCGGTTGATCTCGACGGACCTTGCGAGGACCCCGGCCCCCCCCACCCACACGACAGGGCCTGTGCGGTGCACACGACAACGACAACGATCGATTGTCACGATGCGAGCAGAGTCAAGGTCAACAGCCCTGCCGCCCCTCCGCTTCGCTCCGGGTTGCCGTCAAGGCAGGTGCGGTACGCCGGTGCAGTGCAGCACGTCGGTGGATTGCTCTGGAGTCACAGACAAGATCAAAGGCAAGAGTCAACCACTACCTGGTTGCGGGTTTCATCGGCGTTCCACTCACTAGAGGCTTGACACTGCCGCAAGGAACCTTGACAATGGACAGAGGAACCCCGACGAAAGGAACCGGACATGACCACAGAACCTGCGATCAGCCTGGAGGCCGGCTGCGAGATCCTGGCCCAGCTCTTCGACAAATGGGCCGATCAGGCTGCTGCCAAGCCACGACTCCAAGACCCTAAGTTTGGGGTCTACCGGACCGGTTGCGACGCCACGGCCAGAACCTGGCGGGAGGCGGCCCGCTACCTGCGCAAGACCCTGGACGAGAGCAGGCCGGTGCCTGGGGACTTCCAGGCGATGACGCTGGCCGAGTCGAACGCCCTGTTCACCTTCACAGGCGAGGAAGAGGGCTTCGAGCACGTCGACGAGGACGAGCTGGCCGACCGCCGGGACATCCTGTGATCACCGGCCTGACCATGACCGCCGCCGTGGGGATGACGCTCACCGCCCTGGCCTACGCTCCGAGCCCTCCCGTGTGGCTCTGGGTGCCCGCTCTGGCCCTGTGCGCTCTACTGGCCAGGATGTTCCAGATCGGGGCCAGGAAGGACGCCAGGCGCCTCTCACGGTGGTCTGAGCCCCTGGAGCGGGTGCGGTGACCCTGGCTGCCTGGGGTGTGGGCTGCATGTTGTTCGGATACGGAGTAGGGATGTTCGTCACTTATCTACTGATGAAGGATCCGTCGCTAGACTGAATCCACCCTCGCAGCCGACGTACACCGACGAGAGCCCCCTCCGGGGGGCTTTTGTCGTACCATCGTCAATTGTGACGACCTACGGTGAATTCGCCAGCCTGATGGCATTGGCCTTCGGTCCGCAGCGCATCGCTTTCACCAAGCAGAACGAACTGGCCATCGTCACCTGGGCCACCTTCGAAGGGTCGCCGGCGCTGTGCAATCCGCTGGACGACACGCAGCCCATGCCCGGGTCGTGGCCGCTCAAGGGGAATTCTGCTCACGTCCAGAACTACACGAGCGTGGCCGAGGCGATCGACGCCTACAAGATGACGCTGTCGTTCAACGGTGACGGCTACCCGGCCGTCATGGCGGCCTTTGCCAAGGGGGACTGCGCCTGTGAGGTCACCGAGGCCATCGCCAACAGCGAGTGGGGTACCTGGTTCCACAACCCGGCCGCCGCCGTGCGGGCCGTCGAGCAGGTGAACGCCAATTTCAGCGCCTACGCCAACCGGCGCATCAACGGCAGCTAGTCGGACAGGAGTCGTTCCACCAGGGCGAGGCTGGCGCTTCTGGGCTGGCGTTCGTTGTGCCCTCGTAGATGACCACTCGGCCGAGGCAGGAGTCCTTCGACCCTCCGTTGTAGAGGCTGAGCCCAAACTGGTCGCCGAGGTCCTTGGCGCAGCGCTTGAGCGCCCCTGAGACAGCCGACTTCATGGCCAGATCGTGGGCGTCAGATCGGCTCGGCTGATTGATGGCGTCGCCCGTCGAGGCATCGTCCTTTACGGTGACGACGTGGCCTTGGGGGTCACGGATGGTGAGGCGCATATCGCAGCGGTATCCGACCGTCCACCGTGACTTGTTGTCGCCCACGCCTGGCGTCTCGGTCTCAAAGATGGGCCCCAAGTGGATGATCTCCTTGTCCCAACCCTCAAAACCAAAGATGTGGGTGAGAAACGCTATGACGTCCCAGGCCTCCAGGTAGGCGTTGCCCTGGGTCTGTTGCACCCGGGTCGTCTGGATGGGCTTGAGCAGAGCATCCCGCTGGATCTGAGTCAGCACAGCTCCTCCACGATAAGGCGCTTGAGCGAGGCGATCTTGTCGCCCTCACGCTGGACCGGCTCGAATAGCGCCACGACCCACCAGCGATCACCCTTCCACTGGCTCGGCGACGTAGTGCCGTGGAGAGCGTTGGCTGTACAGATCTGGAGCGGTCCCGGGATCTCCTGGAGGAGCCCCGGGCGGGCAGGTTCTCCCTTTCGACCACCGTTGGTCGGGTGGCCGTCCTTGTCGGAACGCCACAGAGCGAGGACGAGATCCTGGTCCGTCGGCACGTTGGGATGGCTCTTGAACGCGTCCGCCAGGAGTTCGCCGGAGCCGGAGCCGTCGCCGTAGCCGGAGCCGTCGCCGTAGCCGTAGCCGTAGCCGGAGCCGTCGCCGGAGCCGTCGCCGGAGCCGTCGCCGTCGCCGTCGCCGTAGCCGGAGCCGTAGCCGGAGCCGTAGCCGGAGCCGTCGCCGGAGCCGTCGCCGTCGCCGTAGCCGGAGCCGTCGCCGTCGCCGTAGCCGGAGCCGTCGCCGGAGCCGTCGCCGTCGCCGTAGCCGTCGCCGTCGCCGTCGCCGTAGCCGTCGCCGTAGCCGTCGCCGGAGCCGTCGCCGTAGCCGTAGCCGGAGCCGTAGCCGTCGCCGTCGCCGTCGCCGTAGCCGTCGCCGTAGCCGGAGCCGTCGCCGTAGCCGTCGCCGTAGCCGTCGCCGTAGCCGGAGCCGTCGCCGTCGCCGGAGCCGGGCAGCTCGCCTACGACCAGGGTCGACTCTGCCATGCCTTCACCGCCTCTTCTGTCGCATCCATGACCGAAGTCACTGACTGGAGAACGATGCGAGGAACACTGGGGGTGACCTTCGCTCCCTTCGTAGGGCCAGTCGACGCCAGCCCGAGGATTCCCTTGGTCGACGTGGGCCAGTAGACGCACATCTGAGCGTCGGTGATGGCCAGCGTCTTCTCGGTGTCGACCTGGCCGTCGAGGAACCCGAAGAACACGCCTCGGTGCTCCGTGGTCACAACGACAGGACGGAGCTTCTGCTTCGTTGGCATGTATTTCTCCTTCTCTGGTGGATTATCCGGTCGCTTCGATGAGAGATTCAATTTGGACGATGCCGGGCCCGATGCGCACGCAGGCGTCCCGGCAGCGACAGTAGGCACAATTCCACTGCTTCGGGACGCCTGTGTCGCTCTGGACGTTCTCGGGAGTGAGGGCGATGGACTCCATCTCGTCGCCCACGGCGATGCGGGGCGGCAGGACCCCGGCCAGCAGTTCCTTGTCGATCATCTCGGCCCGCTCGAGCTCGGCGGTCGCCCAGGGCATGAACTCGGCCCTGGAGTAGTGCCACTCCCCGCAGATGCGGTCCAGGTCCGTCATATCGACCTTCTCGGCCAGTTGGATCGATACCGCCTCCATGGAGATCAGGCCGATGATGAGCGTGTCGCAGTCGTTGGCCACGGCGTTGAGCGCCCCCTGCAGCTTGGCGGCGGCCTTGGGCCCGTGCGGGTGGCCCCGCTGGTAGGCCCTGCGGTTGAGCCCCACGGCCTGGTCGAAGGCGAAGGCGCCCACCGTCTTCAACTCGAAGCAGATGCGGCCCAGTTCGGTGGCGTCGATCACCCCCACCCAGTCGGCGTGGCCCGCCGCCAGGGCATCGTCGGCATCGCCTGTGCGGGCGCAGGACACCCCCAGTTGCGAGGTCTTCTCGGCCGTGCCGCCGTAGGTCTCGATGATGGCCGACTGGACGTGATCGTGGATGAGCGAGCCCAGCCACATGCGGAATTCCCCCGCCACATCGATCGAGGCAGGGTCCTCGGACTCGGGCAGGATGCGCTCCAGGGCGATGGCCCGGGCGCACTTCCCGGCGTCGGAGTAGCGCACCAGAGTGGGGAAGGCGGTGTCTCTCCGACCTTGTGCGAATGACTCGGCGGCCACGATCTTGGCCAGCACGCCTGTGAGCACGGGATTCTGGACCGGATAGTCGGTGGGCTTCGTGTACGAAGGCATGTGTTCAGCGTATACAGCCGGTGTGACAGCGGTCAAGGTTCCTTGCGTCAGAACTTCCCGTGGGTGGCAGCACCGATGGCGATGGTGATGAACGGCGAGAGGGCGGCGATGGCCCCGACGAGGTAGAGCCGCCCGTCGGAGGTGTCACGCTTCGTCTCGACTGCCCCCGCCTTCTGGCCTTGCTGTTCGTACTGGACCCGACGCAGGTCGGCGATGTCCTTCTGGATGGGTTCCAGAGCGGCCGACAGAGCGACGGATGCCGCCGTGGCCGCTGCCGCCACCTGAGTCCGCAGGGTCTCGGCCGACGTGGCCACCTGGGCGGCCAGGGTGGACGCCTGCGTGGCCGACACCTCGGCCGCCCGGCTCACGGCTCCAGTGTCCACGGCCCGGATGGCGTCGATGCGGGCCGACTCGGCCTTCCGCAACTCTCCCTCATAGAACGCCCGGAGAGTTGCCAACTCGTTCACTCGTTGGGCCTCGGCCTCTCGCAGATCGTCCTGCCGTGTGATGGCTGCTGCCACCAGATCGAGCACGTTGGCCGTGGGGTCGAGCACGGCCCGGCCGAACGAATCGGTCGCCGCTCCGGCCTGCCCGCCCGGATCGTTCTGCCCGCCACCCATGACCACAAATCTACGTCAGGGCACTGCCGAGCACAGAGCCTTGGACCCGTTGAAGAAGCCTGTCAGCGAGCCCATCGGCGGCGGGTAGGGCGTGTTCACGGGCGTGTAGGTGGAGGCTGATCCCACGACTCCACCATAGGGCGGGGAGGACAGGTTGGAGATGAATCCGGCGAAGCAGTCGGTGGACAGGTAGAGGTTCGCCCCGTAGACGGTGCCACCGATGGTGTTGTTGGTCACGTCGAAGGCCCGCTGCGTGTTGGAGACGCTCGAGCCCAGGGTGAAGACGGAGCTGGACACCGACAGGGTGAAGGGTCCCTGCACCACCGTGCAGGCACTGCTCGAGCTGAAGCACTTGAACGTGTCGTTGGTGAACCGGAAGTTGCCGGCGGGCAGCGTTCCGCTGTTCGATCCCTCGGGGACGACCTTGATGGCGGTGCCCGAGGAGTTGGACCGGGGCGAGACGGCCGTCTGCTGGCAGTCGTTCATCCTGATGTTGCCCGTCCGGGCCACGTTGCTGTTCACCTGGACGAAGCCCACGAAGGTGCAGCCCGAGGCGGGGATGCCGTTGAAGTTGCAGGGGCGCCCCGTCACCAGCACGTTGATCGAGCCCATGTTGGCGCCCTCGGAGTCGTCCTCCCAGTTCCACGATTCCGGCTCACCGGGTGGCCCGAAGGATGTCCCGCAGAAGGTGGCCCCGTTCACCGACTCGAAGCTCACGCTGTCCCGCCCGCAGCCCGGCGTGTTGCCGGGGATGTTGTGCTCGGCCCCGCTGAAGTTCTCGACCACCAGGTTGGTGGTGCGCACCTGGAAATGTTGGACGTCGGGGTTGACGGTCAGGCAGTCGCCGTAGGTGTTGTCCACCGACACGTCGTTGATGAAGGTCCCGGCCGTGCCGTTCAGCAGGATGCCGGAGGCGTAGGCCATGGGCTGGTCGGAGGCCGGGTAGTTGCCCGAGTGGTTGTTGCCCTGGATCTGAAGATCCTCGATGGTGATGGGCACGTTGTTGGACGGGTTCATGGGGAACTGCTCGGTGAGCACCGGCGGGCCCACGATGTTGCCGTTCTGGTCGGTCCCGTGGCAGTCGGTCCCGGCGGTGTGGTTCTGGCAGGCGTTGTAGAGCTCGGCGTTCTGGCCGGGGGTGCCCAGGGGATTGCCCTCGTAGGAGATAGGAGCGGTGGACTGCACCTGGTTGATGCCCCCGTTGATCTCGTAGCAGCCATCGGTGGCGAAGGTGACGATGGTGCCGGCGGCCAGACCTCGGACCACCGATGTGAGCGAGGGGGTGAGGGCGTTGCCGTCTGTCCACAAGAGCGGATTGGCCACGCACTGGGCGCACTGGTTGGACGCCACGCAGCCGGTGGAGCGGTACATGGTGGGCACGTTGTAGATGGGCAGCCCCGCCCGCACGATCAGCGCCACCGCCACGGATGTCACCAGGACGGTGGCGGCGGCGGCCAGCCCGACCTTGCGCTTGGTCGTCACCCGACCCCCCCGGGCAGGGCCTTGATGGCGGTCTCAAGGGCCTGGCGGTCGAGGGTGTCGTCCCAGTGCGTGACCACCACCACGACCTCCTCGGTGCATTCGGCCTCCCACTGGAGGCTGGCGTCCTGCTGCGATCCCCAGGTCACGAAGCGCCTCGAGGCGGGCGTCCAGCCCGACAGGGCCACGAAGTGCCCGAGGTTCTGGTCAGGCTGGACCGAGTCGGTGCCCCAGTCGACCCCCTGCTCGAACTCACGGGCGTCGGAGTCGGTCAGGTTGACGCCGTAGCCCACGCCGTGGCCGAGGGTGGCGTAGGCCAGCGCCTCCGACAGCGGGCAGGTCCCGTACCCGAGGCACAGGCCGAGGCTGAAGAGCAGTTGGAACCAGGTCCCGAGGATCACCCCGTCGTCGGCCCCGCCGTTGTAGAGGTCGCAATACTGCGTGTAGGGCTGGAGCACCTTGTCCAGCGGGAAGGAGACCAGGCAGCGGTTGGAGGCGGCCTCCATGGCCTGGAGGTGGTAGAACCCGGCGTCGGCGCAGTCCGAGTGGACGTCGTTGCCGAGCATCCCCCACACGATGGGCAGGCCGTTGGTCAGGTCGGCCGACGGAGCAGGGGTGGGCAGCGGGGCCTTCAGGAAGTCGCCCATGCGGGGCAGCGGAGCCCCCGTGTGCGGAGGCTTGCGGCCGAGCAGTCCGGCTTGGCGGGGCACAGGCGGGGGCATATGTCCTCCTCACACCCCCCACGCCGCAGTGTAGGCGGCGGCGTAGGTGGCATTTCCGACGTCTTCCAGGTTGTTCGTGGCCCCACCGTCGTCGCTCGACCAGTAGGACTGGTAGAGGGCCGGTGCGAACGGCGTGTAGTTGTTGGACGGGTTGGCCGGGTCGACCACGTTCTGGCCCTTGATGAGGGTGGACAACTGCGAGATGAAGTTCGGCCCGGTGCTGCCCGACGCCCCGGTGCCGGTGCCCCATTCCGGCACGGCCCAGTGCTTGCCGTGCAGCTTGGCCAGGTCGATCCAGGGAGTGAGCTGCTCGAACCAGGCTGTGGGAAAGCTGTGGTTCATGTACGTGTCGCAGGAGATGATGTCCACCGAGGAGTAGGGGCACCACTGGTCGATGGTGCCGCCGTCCTGGAACAACTGCCCGTTCGGGCCCTGGTTCTGCACGTTGAAGTCCATCAGGGCGCCCGGGTCCACCGACTTGATGGCGGCCACGATGGCGGTGTAGGCGGAGGCGAAGTCGGCCCCCGTGGTCTGCGTCCACTCGTTGCCGCCGGAGAAGCCGCCGGGGAAGTTGCCGTTCGCCTCCCACCCGATGCGGTAGATGGTGTTGCCCGCCCCCATCATGTTCAGACAGGTGGTGGCCACCTCGGAGAACTCGGCGATGTTGGCGTTGACCACCGCCGTGAGTCCGCCGTGCGAGATGGTGCCCGAGAGCATCGGCAACGACATGAGCAGCTTCCAGTTGGCAGGGGGCGCCACGCCGTTCAGCGGGATGAAGTCGCCCAGGGCGGCCCAGGAGCTGCTCGCTCCGTAGGTGGTGGTGGCCTGAGCGGTGACGGTCTTCCCGCCCGTCGACAGGAACGAGGCCAGCGCCTGGGAGTCCTGGCCGGTGGCGTGGCCCGAGGGGTTGTAGTAGAAGCCGAGCAGAGGCGACGGCAGGTTGGGCGTGCCGGCCACGGTGATGCCGGTGGCGTTGGCGAAGCCGCCCTCGTCGGTCACCTGGGCCACGAATCCCGAGACGGGGCTGTAGCAGGCCAGGTCGTACTGGGTGGGGGAGCCGGGCTGGGCCACGCCCGTCACCGACCCGACCACGTAGTTCTGGTTGCCCGTCTGGGCGCAGGGCTTGGAGTTGATGGCGGCGGCCTGGGCGGCGGCCAGCGACCCGGTGGCGCTGTCGGGGACCAGGAAGATGCTGATGTCCCCGATGCCCGACTGGGTGAACACGGCCTCGCCCGAGACCTGGGTGGCCCCGGAGATGGTCCGGTTGGCCAGGACGGTGACCGTGTTGGCGGCGACGGTGACGGGAGCCGTGATCCAGGAGCTGGAGACCGCGAAGCCCCCACCACCTCCACCCCCGCCGCCGTTGGCCCCTTGCGGTCCCTGGGCACCAGCCGTCCCCTGTGACCCCTGAGCGCCCTGAGCGCCGCCAGAGGGGCCCTGAGCACCCTGGGCGCCCTGAGCCCCCTGGGTGCCCGCTCCCTGGACCCCCTGGGCGCCCTGAGGGCCCTGGGTGCCAGTAGAGCCCTGAGAGCCTTGGGCCCCCTGCGCCCCTTGGGCGCCACCGGAGGGGCCCTGGGGACCCTGGGGACCCGCCGGGCCGGTTACTCCCGCCTGGGCCAACGTGACCCAGTTGCCGCCCCCCCGGTCCCAGATGATGGCCGATGCCTTGGCGGCGACGGTGGCGTAGTCGATGGAGGTCGACGGGGTCAGCGTGAGGGTGGCCGTCCCGTTGTTGTTGATGAACAGGAGCTGGGCGCTCGTATCGGTCAGGGTCCAGGTGTGCGGGGAGGCGCTGGTGTGCTCCAGGACGAGGTCGGTGGCGAGCGTCGTGTAGTTCGTGTTCTGGATGGAGGACTTGTCGAGCAGCAACGACCCGAGGAGGTTGAGCGCCCCGCCGATGTTCAGCCCGAGGCCGAAGTCGCTCCCGTCCTTTGACACAGTGAGCCAGGTGGTGGACGTGGTGGCGATGGCCACGACCATCTGGAACTGTCCGCTGTACTCACCTGTCGGAACGAGGGTGGCCGAGGAGCCGTTGAGGGTCTGCCCGGCGTTGGGGGCGACCGATCCGGGGTTGGACCCGTTCGTGCCCACCGCCACCATCTGCCCCGGCGTGGGCAAGGTGGGCAGCGTGACCGTGATGGGCGCCGTGGGCAGCACCATGTCGAAGGCGTTGGCGGTGTAGTCGATGCCCTTGGCGATGGGGTTGAAGGTCATGCCCCCTCCACCCGACCCCGCCGTCAAGTCGATGATGCCGCCCGGGTAGCCGGTGACGGTGAGGAAGCCATCGGTCGACTCGATGGTGATGGACGCCATGGTCGCCTCGGCGAAGGCCAGCATGAGCGCCCGCAGCGTGGAATCCGCCGCTGGGGTCCCGCCGATCTGGGCCGTCATCTGGGCCCAGACTTCCTCCAGGCTGATGGGAGTGGCCATCAATACGTCGGCTAAGAGATTTACTGGCCTTCAACGACCCAGGTGGGAGCGTTGGTGTATGTCGGCGTTACTGTTTTATTCGCAGGAACGAAGACCGAGGCGAACGAGGTCGCCGGGATCACCACGCTGGGTCCATTCTGAATGGCCATCGTGCAGCCGAGAGCACCATCGGTCACGTAGAACATGCGGTCATACGGCTGGGCCGCTACAGCCACGGTGGAGGCAGGAACGGCGGGGGTCACCACGCCCACCGGGTTGTACGGCACGTTGTTCCGGGCAACATGACCCACGGCGGCGGCGACGGTCATGGCTCCGCCACCCCAGGTGCCGACGACATTGTTCCCCGAGACCAGGACATTTGAGGCCGTTCCCCGGATGGAGATCCCCACGCTGGCCGCGGTGGTCACGCCCGTCTTCACGTAGTTTCCTGTGACGATAGCGGCGGCACTCTGCACGGCGATCCCGTCGTTGCCGGTGTCGGTCGTCTGGTACACGAAGTTGTTGGAGATGAGGCTATCCACATCGCCGAAGGTGCCGATCGAGAAACTGTTATTGGCGTAGATCGAATTGCCCGATACGACACCCTGGTTGCCGTGAAGGAAGATCCCGTTCAGGCCGCCGGAGGCGGCGCTCGTGATCTTGTTGTTGAGGACGTGGCTGCGGTTGGACTGGCCAGTGGGAGCGAAGGTGTCACCGCCCGAGTTGCCCTGAGCGATGCCGTAGATCCTCATCTGGGTGATCTGGTTGTGCTCGATGATGGAGTCGTTCCCCAGGTCCATGATGCCCGTGGCGTTGCGCCCCATCAGGTTGCCGAAGATGTTGGCTCTCGCAACGCCCGCCGAGATGAGGATGCCGTCTGCTCCGCAGTCGGTCACGATGCACGACCGGACGGTCGGATTAATGCAGGCGGTGCCGAACTTGACGCCGAAGCCTGCCACGCACTCGATAAACGTGTCCATGATGTAGGGAGAGTCGGAGGAGATGTCGATGGCGTTGTTCATTCCGTAGAAGTAGCAGCGGAAAATGCGGATAGTGTCGTCGGCGGTGGCGCTGTCGGCGGGCTCGTCATAGATGCCCGTGCCCGTGTTGTTGATCCCTCCGAAAGTGATCGAGTCGATCTGGATGCCGTGGAGTCGCCCGTTTTGGTCGGGGAACTGCGTCCGGTCGAAGGTGATCCAGTTAGCCCCCGGCGTGGTCTGCCACAGTTTGGAGATGCCTTGACCGAGCGTGTAGTAGAGGGTGTTAGCAGCCAGGGCGGAGCTCGTCTGAGTCCCGTTCCAAGCCCCGAAGCCGGCGCCCAGGAGCGTGACGTTCGAGTGCCGCCAGTAGAGCGACGAAGTGAGGAGATAGAGCCCGGCGGGCAGGAAAACGGTCCCCCCGGTCGGGAGGGATCCCACATAATCGAGGGCTGCCTGGATGGCCGCCGTGTCATCGGTCGTACCGTCGCCCGCCGCCCCGAACGTGGGATGTTTAACGTTGTAAACGGCCCCGCCGAAGTCAACAACGGGCCCCGTGTGCTGGACAGGATAGAGGTCGGTGGTGAGAGGGGGTTCGGTCCCGACCCCGAACCACGTTCCCATGTTCGTCATTTAGAAGTCCCCACCAAACGCAGTCAGGGTGGCCAATTGGCTATTCACGGTGCTCGTGGCGTAGAGGGTGTCGGTGCTCGCCAGGAGAAGCATCGGGTACCGCTTGGTCTGCTGCCACGGAGTGTTCAGATAGAGCACGGTCTGGCCGGTGATGGTCCCCGCCCCGCCCGTCTGGCTGATGAAGCTCGTCGTCAACGTGGTGGCCGAGGCGATCGAGTAACTGTAGGTGGCGATCCCGAGACTCGTCGTCGCATAGATGAGGCCGTTATAAGGCAGGCCCGTGACGTTCGTCACGGTGAAGGTGGTGATGCCGGCGGCGGCGGCCCCGGCGTTGTTCGACGTCAGGGTGACGGCGGGAGTGACGGCGGGGACGAGGAAGTTGTCGAAGGGGAACGAGGTCGTCCCGTTGTATCTCCACAGAACGATGCTTCCCCCGACGGTTGGATTGCCGCCCTGGGCCGTGATGACAGCCACACGACTCCCCGATGCCCCCGCCACGAAAAGAGACTGTGCGGCATTGGGCGTACCGGACACCTGACTCCACCCCGCCGTTGATGCCGTCCCAGAAAAGGCGGCTGTGGATGACGTTCTAGGAGTTGCTGCATAACCAGCTTGGGTGGCCATGATTTATCCTTTCACCCGGCACTCAACCACTGGCCAAAGCCGGCTTGTTGTAGAAGTCCATGGTCGTGATCCTGACGGGCATAGTTGGTCGACGTGCCGACAACGGATGCCGTGGCAGGGAGGTCAGGCCCCGTCACCGAGGAAGCAGGGGTCTGAGGAGCTCCCGCCACTCCCTGGGTTCCCTGGTTACCCTGTGTCCCCTGATTGCCTTGAGCCCCCTGCGGTCCCTGAGTACCGGTGGCGCCCTGTGCCCCGGTGGTGCCTTGGGTCCCTTGCGCCCCGGTCGCTCCCTGAGCCCCTTGGGCCCCGGTGGTGCCCTGATTCCCCTGGGTGCCTTGAGCGCCGGTAGCGCCTTGAGCGCCCTGAGCCCCTTGCACTCCACCCTGCGGACCTTGGGCGCCCTGATTCCCCTGGTTACCCTGCGGGCCCTGAGCGCCCCCCCCGCTTCCGCCGCCTGAGCCGCCGGCCCACCCACCGCTTCCGAGAGGCACAGCTACTGCCGCATGGTGAGGAGTTGGACCGCCAGGGTCGAGGAGGCCACGATGCCGTAGAGGGAGTCCGGGGCAGCGGAGTTGTAGTAGATGATCTGGCTGGCGCAGGTGACGAGCGCCCCGATCCCCGTCGAGGAGGACGTGACGCCGGAACCGCCCAGGTAGAGCAATCCCGAGGCAGGCATGATCAGCATGAACGGGACCGGGTCGTCAGGCGTCCCCGACTTGAAGACGTTGGCGGCCGGTGAGGTCAGAGCGGCGTAGTCGAAGCCGGTCACGCACTGGAACAACAGGGTCGGGGTCGTGCCGACGGTGATGACCTGGCCCTTGGCTGCCATGCAGGGATGCTACCCCTCAGGCGCCTCCGGGTCCTGCTCTGCCCGCTCACGCAAGCGCTGCTGGACTTCCCTGGCCTCCCGGTTGGCCCGCCGCTGCTCCGCCGTCCCCCACTTCTGCTCGTACTCCTTGAGACGCCGTTCCATGTCGGCCGCCCGTTCCTCCTCGGTCCAGGGCCCCAGGTAGGTCGCCCACAGGTAGCGGTCGGCCCAGGTGTCGAAGTCCCGGCGGACGGCCAGCTCCCAGCGCTCCAGGGGATGGTTCTTGTCCAGCCACGCCCGCACCTGGCACTTGTGCTGGGACGAGACCCGGGCCGTCTCGGACACCTTCGGGTGGCGGAAGAAGCCGATCTTGCAGCCCACGCCCGGATGCTCCCGGGCGATGTCCAGGTTGGCCTTGTACCGGAACGGTGGCCCGGTGTAACGGCTCTTCTCCACGGCCTCCGGGGGTACGACCCCGAACTCAGGCCGGGCGAGCGGCCTGGCGGTGCCCTTCGGCATTGATCCCCTCGAATCCGTCTTTGGTGAGCACGGCCAGGCAACCCTGGGCGTAGAAGTTCTTGTCCTTCTGGAACTCTTCCTCGGTGTAGATGAACGACCACTTGCGGCCGAGCTCGGAGATGATCAGTTGTCTGGCCTCGAGTTCGTCGATGGCTCGGACCTCGACCCATCCCTCATGGCTGACGGTGATGGGATCGAAGCGTCGGTGTCCGGGGCCGAAGGTGACGAAGAACCGTTTGACCTCTCTGCCTTCTCCTGCTCGATCATGGCCCACAGGGAGAGTGCATCCTGGATGATCGCAGATCTCGTCGGCAGATCCTTCGTTCCCACCCATTTGTCCATCTCCTGCGCCACGGGGTCCATCACCCGGGCAGTCATCAAGGTCGTCTTCCCCCGCCATCTGGCGGTCTTGTTCGTGAAACGAGGCCTCACCGGGCAAGGCGTTCACGGAGGTCGGCCACCGTCGGCACCTCGACCGGCTCGCACCCGGGGCACAACTCATAGCCGGCGCCCTTCGGGTAGAACCAAGCCTTGCACTCCCGGCAGGCCCTCATACAGCGGGGACGTTTCATCAGTCGACCGGGACGTACACCGCAACGACATGCTCAGGCCATTTCTCCTGCGGCATCCATATCCGCGCATCAATGAGGTTGAGCACACCCTCCTCGACCAACTCATCGACCACCTTCTGGTTGGCACTCTTGTGGATTCCCATGCCATTGAGAATCGACCGAACGTATCCCTCAACGAAGTCGTTACTGGCATTGGGGTAGGCGGCCCTGCACGCTTGGCGGTAACCGTCCATTCCGTCGCAATGTTTCACGCTAAATAACGTACACGCCGTACACCGGTGCGTCAAGGATCCTTGCTGTCAGATCCCTGCGGGGGTGGGAGGCGGGGTGACCGTCTCCGACGGCGGCAGGCCCGGATAGGCCTGCTGGGCCTGCTGGTACAGCGCCTGGAGTTGCGCCGGGGTGATCTCGTAATCGGTGTTCAGCGGGTTCGGCACCGAGGAGTACCCGGCGAGTACCGAGAAGTCCCCCGACTGCCAGGCGTTGGCGGCGGCGGCCTTGGCCACGTCGTAGCGGGCGATCTCGCCCTTGACCGCCACCTGCTTCAGGTTCATGTGCTCGACCTGGGCGAAGGGGATGCGCAGGGCGGTGAAGATGGTCTTGGCGAACTGCTCGGGGTTCTTCGTGGCCAGCGAGCGGTACTGACCGGACAGGTTCATGGCGGCGTCGAGAGCGGTGATCTGCGGCACCACCTGCTCCACCGCCGTCCACGGCGATCCCTGCGAGCCCGCCACCTCGATGCCGTAGAACTGGTCGTAGCTCACATTCGGGTAGATGCTCGTCGAGCCGTAGATGGCCTGCGGCTGCCACATGGCGATGGGGGCCGAGAACACCGGGTTGAGCGACGAGATGACCCCGCCGAAGGTGAAGTAGTTGGCGACGTCGCGCAACGGGTCGAGGAAGCGCACGTCGATACCGGCCACGTTTCCCTGGGAGTCGGGCGAGCCGAAGAAGAACAGGAACGACAGGCGCTTGTCGATGGCCGCTCCGACGGAGTCGCTCTGCTGGTTGGCCAGCTCGGTGAGGAACTGCGCCCGGAAGGGATGGTCGACGGGGTAGGTGGCCACCCACTGGAGGATGTGACGGGCCCAGCCGTAGAAGGGGAAGATCCTCGTCATCACCCGGCGCTCGAACGGCGTCATGGCCTTCAGGTTCCCCATCACGTGCAGCGAGTGCTGAATGCCCTCGAACTTGGCCCGCTCGGCCGTCATGGCCATCTTCTCGCCCGTCTCCGGGTCGATGAAGGAGCCTCGGCGCTGGGCCTTGCCAGCGTGGTCGAGGTAGGCCAGTGACCGCTGCATCCGGCTCACGAAGTTGGTGAAGGTGTAGTTGACGTTGGCCGCCGACTTTGCCCACTGGGCCCACGTCGAGTCCTGCCACCGGATCCCGTTCTTCTTGAGGTCGGCCTGGACGAGCATGTCGCCCATCTGCCTGCCGTCGTGGTGCGCCTTGACCTGGAGGCCGAGGGTCTGGTACTTGATCGGCTCCGACCCCCACTCCGTGGCCCGCTGGGCGATCTCCTGCGGCATCTCCCCGCTGCCCGCCTTGGCCATGCGGAAGGCCTCGGGGACGTACTTGAAGACGTAGGGGGTGGACTTGAGCCCGAGCAGGAAGGCCCCGCCGAAGACGATGTGGGCGGCGTACATGGGCGAGAGCCCGAGGATGGCGAACCGGAAGACCTCGGTCAGCTTGTCGAAGGCGCCGTCCATGGGGAACTGGCCCTTCTCCAGGAGCTTGTCCACCGAGTCGGCCAGGGCCTTGGGCAGGTACATGCCCGTCGCCTGCCACTTGGGGAAGGTGAAGCCGACCTTCGATGCCGGGTCCCACTTCACCAGTCCCATGCGCCGCAGCATCACTTCGTTCAGGACATCGGGGAGGTTCCGCACGGAGGGGTCGTAACCGGCGAACTCGTCGGGGAACGACGTCTGCGCCCAGTCGAACACCTCGTCGCTGGTGAGGGCGTGCGGGGCCAGGTGGGTGTCCACGAACTCCATGGTGATGTCCCGCTGGATGGCCTCCTTGGTGGACAGGTGGACGGCGGCGGAGAGGTCGTAGCGCTCCGGGGTGAAGTCGTCCATCACCCGGCGCTGGCTCATGGACAGGTCCCGGATGAGAGCCTTGTGACTGATCCCCACGCCGTAGCGGCCCGGGTCCCGTTCGGAGATGTCGAGGGTGGTCACCACCGGCACGTAGGCCACCTCATGGCCCTGCTCCCGCAGCTTGTTCACCTCGTCCACGGCGTTGTCGTAGATCTGGCGCCGCTCGCTGTCGGTGAGTAGTTGCGCTCCGCCGATGTTGGTGGTGGCCGCCTTCGCCTCCATCCAGATGTGGTGGGCGAGCACCTTCGGGTCCGAGTGCAGACGGGCGATCTGCTTCTCGCTCCAGTGGTTCACTTCCCGCTTGCGCTGGTCGAGCTCGCTGATGCGGTCGGTGATGTCGGTGCGGTGCAGGATCTGCTCGATCATCTTGTCCTGGAGCACCGGCCGCCAGCGGTCTGGTGGGTTGTCCCACCAGACCCGCTCAAAGGCCCGCTGGGCCCTGACGGCTTCCTTTACCGCCCCCTGGACCGACCTCGGGCCGGTGCGCTTCAGTTCCTTCAGGAACTCCCGCTCCCGGCTCACCCGGCGCCGGGCGTAGGTCTGCATGAGACTCACGGCCCGCTCCAGTTGCATGAGGGTCTCGGAGCGCCGGGCGTCCACCGACCCGTAGCCGTCGTGGTCGAGGGCCTTCTTGGCCAGCCCGGCCAGCCAGGCGGCGTTCTCGTAGTCGGGCTGGTGGGGACGCCCCGAGGAGTCGCGGGTGCTGACGGCGTCGGCCAGCTTGGCGATGATGCCCTCCTCGCCCGTCACCATGTCGGCCTGCTTCTTCACGTCCAGGCGGGCGGCGGCCTTGACCCTGCCCTTGGCGTCGGTCTTGATGGGCTCGGAGATCCGGCCTTCCAGCATCTCGGCGTGGGCCTTGGTCCGGGCCTCCTCCATGGCGGCCGTGATCTTCTCCCCAGCGGCGTCCAGTTGCATCACCTCGGCCGTGAGCTTGTGTTCCGGGCCCACCATGCGCACGGCCTCGTTCAGCGCCTCTCGGGCCTCCCTGGCCGCCTTCACGACCGGGTGGGCCTGACTCAGCACGGAGAACACCTCGGAGTCCCGGTGGAACTTCCCCTCGGCGTCGACGAACCCGGGCCCCTCGACCTGCACCAGCCCGCCGGCGGCCGCCGTCCGGGACAGGTCGGTGTCCCTCACCGCCTGCATCTTCTGGTAGGCGTCCCGGACCTGGAGGTCGATCGAGTCGTCGTGCATGATCTGGGCGTCGGTTCGGCCCTGGGCCCGGGGGTCGGTCTTGTCCACCAGGGCGCCCACCAGGTGCTTCTGCTCGTCGGTGAGGTTCTTCATGGCCTGCTGGAGCGGCACCATGGTGTACATCTCGGCCTCGGTGCCGTAGGAGCGCAGGTCGAAGGCCCCGGCGAAGACGTGGGCGAAGGTCCGGGCCATGCCCGTGTGCGTCTGGCCCCACAGGTGGAAGGCGCCACCGAGGGTGAGCGGCTGGCCTGTCCTCGGGTCGGTGAGCATCTGCGTGAGGCGGCCGCTGCCCGGGAAGCGGGAGGTCAGGGTCCCGTCGGCCATCTTTGTGAAATCACGCGCAAGCACCCAGGAGACGCCCATCTTGGGCACCGAGGCCTTGTAGAGCTCCTCCACCGACATCCCCAGGTGGCTGGCCACCGTGGCCATGCGGGACTCGTCGGCGGCCAGCTTCAGGACCCGGCTCACCGGGGCGAAGGGGGCGATGTCGAGCAGGGATGAGATGGGGTGCTCGAGCAACTGGTCGAAGCCCTTGCGCCCCTGCAGCAGTTCGTTGATGTCGGTGACGCCGGGCACGAAGGTCCCGAGGATGTCGCCAGGCTTGGAGGCGAGGGCGAAGCCCTTCTTGATGTCGCCCATGTTGCCGGTGAGGACGCCCTTCCCCACGTCCTCGATGGTGTCGATCCACGTCGCCGGGTGGGCTATGGCCGACTCGGCCGACCTGAAGATGTTCGGAATCAGGTGGTTCGGGGCCAGGCCGGTGAAGATGTTGCGGAGGTCGCTCACGGCGTTGCCGAAGAAGGACTCCGGGCTCGGGTGGTCCGAGGGGACCGGGGTGACGTCGTTCGGGTTGTGGGCCGCCTTGATGGACCGGATCCGCTCGGCCATGGACATGGGGGCCTCGCCCGCCTGGACCCGCCCGAGGTCGTACTGGTAGACGGGCTTCAGGGTGGAGATCCCGATGTCGTTCTGCTGGGCCCAGGCCGTCGCCTTATTCCACCCACTCACGAACGATGCGTCGAGAGGCTTGGCGACCACCGACTACCCGGTGATGCTGGTGCCCACCGTGGGGGTGAGCGGGTTCGACGCGGTTGACGTGCCGGTGGAGCCAAGCAGAGCGGAGGCGGCCGAGGAGCCCTTGCCCGGCGTCGGCACCGTGATGTTGGCGTTCTTGAGCGCCTGCTGGATGAACGAGGGCTGGACGGCGGCCTGCGAGGGAGTGAGGCCGTAGTAGGAGGGGTCCTGCTTGCCGTAGGTCTGCTGCAAGAGCCCCAGGGCGGCCTGCTCGGGGGCGGAATTCACGGCCGCATCGTTGGCCCGGCCCGAGTTGATGAGGGCCTGATCCACCCCCACCTGCCCGGCCCCGTAGGCGCTCCCGTAGGCCGACAGGGCCGCCTGGAGGGGATCGGCCTCCTTGGCCCCTTGCTGGACCTGCTGGGACAGCCACTGGCCCGCAGAGGACCCTGGACTGATCCCCGTGGCCTCCAGGGCCATGTTCTCGGCTCCCTGGGCCGCAGGGCCCGTCAGAGCCCCGGAGACGGCCGCCTCGATAGGGGCCTGCTCCTGCTGAAGCTGCCCCACGATGGCCTCGGCCAGTTGCGTCCAGGGATCGGGGGGGGCGGTGGCAGACGGGGCAGCGGTCTTCTTCGTCGCCGCCTTCTTGGCCTTCGGCTTGGCCCCTGAGTCCTTGGGCTCGGGATAGAGCGCCTTCTTGACGTCGTGTGCCCCTTCGGCTATCGACGAGGGGCGACCGGGCGGACCTGAGCCGAAGAGGGCATTGAAGACGCCGCCGACCTGATCGGCGATGTGGGCCGCCTCATGCCGGGCTTCCCCGACTACCCCGGGCGACTTCTTCTTCTTGGCCACGGTCAGATCTTACGACTCAGTACGAGCCGAAGCCCGCTCCGAGGCCACCGATGGCCGCCCCCGCCTGGCCTAGTTGGGCCAGCCCCTGGGCCGAGGTGGTCTCGCCCTGCATGGCCTGGATGATCTGAGGGGTCATGTCCTGCTGGACCCCGAGTTGGGACAGGCCGTAGCCGAGTTGCTCGTAGGCCTGCTGGGGCTCGAGCCCGGCCGCCTGGGCCTGGTTCTGGATCTGGGCCAGGGCGTTCTGGTACTGCTCCTGCTGGCCGGTGTAGCCCGCCTGCTCCGAACCCTGCTGGATCTTGTTGAGCTGGCTCTGGAGGAAGTCGTTCTGCTGCTGGATGGCGAGTTGCCCCTGCTGCTGCTGGAAGCCCGCCTGCTGGCCCTGGTAGGCGAGAGCCGACTGCTGGGACTGGTTCTGGATGTTGCCGGTGTTCAGGGCGAACTGCTCGCCGATGTTCCCGAGCGCCTGCCGGTTGCCGACGCTGTTGGAAGCACCGCTGGCGGCGGCCTGGCCCGTCTGTTGCTGCACCTGCTGCGGAAGCTGGTACTGGAGGTTGGCCAGTTGGGCGGCGTACCCGCCCCCGCCGATGCCGCCGAGACCCTGGGTCAACTGCTCCTGGCCGCCGGCCACTCGCTCCTGCGTGCCGAGGAGGGCCTGCTGGAGGGCGAGGGACTGGGGGTCGAGGGCGAGTTGCTGCTGTTGCACCCCGTAGGCCTGCTGCTCGAAACCCTGCTGGGCGGCGGCCGTCCCCATCTGCTCGCCGGTGAGCTGCCCCTGGAGCTGGAGCCCCTGGTACTGGTTGGCGGCGCCCGCCAGTTGGAAGCCGTACTGGCTCTCCAGGTTCTGCGCCCCGGCGGCCAAGGCGAACGGAGACTGCCCCGCCTGGTTGAGGGCCTGGGTGGCGGCGAGTCCGCCCCCGGCGATGTTCTGGGACTGTCCGCCGTAGAGGGCCTGGATCAGTTGCTGCTCTGCGCTCTGGGCGGTCTGGCCCGCTGCTCCGACTTGCGGCACTACCAGCTCCCGTCGTCGGTGTAGGCGTAGACCGGGAGGTTCTGCATTCCCGACGAGATCTGGTTCATCTGGTCGGTCATGTTCCGGGTCTTCTCGATCATCTGGAGGACGTTCTTCTCGTAGAGCTGGTACGCCTCTTGCCAGATCGGTTGCTTGGCCGCCCGCTGGGCCTTGAAGACGGCGTAGTCGTAGACGATGTCCTCCCACCCGCTCTGCGTGTCGATGTTGTCGGTGTCGGCCACGGCGGCTACGGCCTGGCGGTAGTAGTAGATGCGCATGACCCCGGCGGCGGCGGGGGCCGGGTACATCATGATCATGTAGTTGTAGGTCGAGTTGCCCCGCACGGTAAACCACCGGGGCCAGGCGGCGGGCAGGCCCTCGATCATTCCCCAGTTCTCGTCCATCGAGTTGATCTCCCGGAACTCCATGGGCTGGGTGAGCGCCCCCACGGCGTCGATGGGCGGGTTGATGCAGTAGATGGCCCGGTGGCAGTTCAGGAAATCAACGGGGAACGGGTACGTCTGCACGTTGGGGACGGTGACGATGTCCGCTTCCTGCCACAGGATCTCGGCCCGCCGGGCGATGTCGGAGCATCCCTGGTTGACCCAGGAATTGAGCTGGGCGTCGGTCCACGCCATGGCCGTGCTCTCGTAGAGCAGGGCTCGCACCTCGGTGCGGGCTTGTAGGAGAGTCACGGTCACGACGCCATCCTAGACTTTGACGTCCACGATGAAGATGAAGCCATATGTGCCCCCAGCGGCCGTGGTCACCGTGAGGCCCCCGCCCGGAGCCGTTACCGACAGGTCCGTGCCCGTGGACCCGAACACGGTGGGGGCGGGGGTGCTGGGCCCGGTGTAGAAGTTGGTGGGGTTGATGGCGTGCAGCAGGTGCCCGTTTCCCCATCCGGCCCACATCACGTTGGTGTTGGCAGCGTCAGTCACGATGATCTGCAAACCCTGCACGCCTGTCTGAGGGTTCTGACTCACCTGTAATGCCGGGTTGAAGTCGAAACCTTGCAGGACGAAGACAGGGGCGAACGCCCCGAAGGTCATTAACGGCAGGGTCAAGGTCCCGTCCCACGACAGGTGGTTGCTGGTGTCGACGTAGCCACCGGACGGAACGTTCAGGTTGGCGAAGATCTCCTGCCCCCCAGCGATGGATGGCTGCCAGGCGATGCCGATGGACATAGGGGGAACGGTGGGCGGGGCGGACTCCGTCGTCACTATTCCGGTGCCCTGTCGTCCCTGCACCGGGATCGACGCCTCGGGGTTGGTGATCCGGTTCACGACCTGAGTGTTCAGGAACCGTTGCAGAGCGTCGTTGTTGGCCTGCTCCGCAGCGGTCGGCGCCCGGTTGGGGAAGATGAACTGGTTGCCGGTCTGGTTGACTGTCATGTCACGTTCAAGGGGTTGCCGTCCTCGTAGCCAATGGACAGGCCGTAGAGGATGGGGGCTGGGCCGCTCGATACTCCCACCGACTGCACGATCACCGTCAGATCCTGATAGGCCGAGGCGTAGGCGCCGACGATGAACCGCTGCGACACGGGCTGGGTCTCGCCGGTCAGGGTCATGGTCACCGGCACCGAGGCGGTAACAGCCCCGGCGATGCCCTGGAGGGTCACGGTGACGGTCCCATTTCCCTGAGCCCGGACGACGACCTCCATGGGCTTCACCGTCATGTTGGTCGACACCTGGAGCGGGTAACTCGTCCACTGCCAGGTGGTGGCCGGGGCCGTCTTGGAATACTTGTAGGCGATGGGTTGGGTGTGTGCCGTCACCAGCGCCGGGAAGGCATAGAGCAGTTCGGTGTTGTTGGACGCCCCGATCCCGTACCAGGTGTAGGAGACGGCCTGGTTGTCGAGCTTCCACCAGCCCCCGTTGAGGGTGTCGTAGACCCAGTTGTTGGAGACCAGTAGCAACTCGTCCCAGGCAATGGCCTGGAGATAAGGACCGAAGGACGGGACCCGGGGATTGGGAAAGTAGAAGTCGTCGTTCAGTTGCTGCGAGATCTTCTGGGCTTGGCTGGTGCCGTTCCACAACCAGCA